GACGACTTTGCCGCTATGCAAGGTATGGAGAAAGATAAGAAAGAGTCAGAATCTGCCCGATTGTTCACTGAAATAATTAAATTAAATACATTTTATGAGGGTCTTATCAAAACGAATGTAGTTGCCGAGGGTGGTGATTTTCAGATGGTCCAGGATAATCAAGCCGCTATTCATAAATATGCAAATGAACTCAATGAGTTTGTTCAATCACTCAAACAACAGTAAATACATAGATATAGGGTTGACAATGAATATGGAATATGTTATTATAAATAGAATTAGGAATAAATTATGACTTGGAAAAAGTACTTTAAAACATATGACGGTGTTCCACGCCGTGCGACAGATACTGGCACGGGAGATACACACGCATCTAGTTCAAAATATAGCAGTTGGTTACCAGAAGTTTATATGGGTCAACCAAATAGAGCCCAGCGATATGGTCAGTATGACCAAATGGATATGGACTCAGAAGTCAATGCGGCACTAGACACTATTGCAGAATTTTCTACTTTGTTTAATGAAAGTACAAAATTACCATTCAATATTCAATTTAATGACGACCCATCGTTTACTGAAAACGAAGTTCTTCAGAAATCATTGCGCCAATGGTGTTCAATGAATCAAATGAACAAACGTATTTTTAGAATTTTTAGAAATACAGTCAAGTACGGCGACCAATTATTCGTAAGAGATCCAGAAACATATAAATTATATTGGGTAAATCCAGCGAAAGTAGAAAAAGTCGTTGTCAATGAAGGCAAAGGCAAGAAAATTGAAGCCTATTATATCAAAGACTTAGATATTAACATGCAAAGTCTTAATATTACTGCTGACACTGTAAAGTTATCACAGACTGGCTCACAGAAAATGGGTATTCCAACCCAAACTTCTGGCCAACAACAAAATTTTTCTGCACCAACACCAGAGGGTTCTCGTTTCTCTAGTGATGTGACATCAACTGCGGTTGATGCCAAACACGTTATTCATGTATCTCTAAGTGAGGGCATTGACCAATACTGGCCTTTTGGCACAAGTATGCTTGAGCCTGTATTTAAAGTATACAAACAAAAAGAATTACTAGAAGACTCTATCATTATCTATCGTGTTCAAAGAGCGCCAGAACGTAGAGTATTTTATATTGACGTTGGTGATATGCCAACTCATAAAGCACGTCAACACTTAGAACGTATTAAGAATGAAATTCATCAACGAAGAATCCCATCTAAAACAGGTGGTGGTGCTAACGTTGTTGATAGTGCATACAATCCACTTTCTATCATGGAAGATTACTTCTTTGCTCAAACGGCAGAAGGTCGTGGTTCTAAAGTTGAAACACTTCCGGGTGGCGAGAACTTAGGCGAAATTGATGATTTAAAATTCTTCAATGATAAACTATTAAGAGGTTTACGTGTACCACCAAGTTATTTGGGTGGTATGGACAGCAACGGTTCAGCATTTAACGATGGTAGAACTGGTACTGCAATGATTCAGGAGTTTAGATTCACAAAATATTGTGAAAGACTACAACAACTTATTGTTGAAGAACTAGATACTGAATTTAAGATGTTCTTGAAACATCGTGGTGTTTTAATTGAAAGTAGTTCGTTTGACTTATCTTTTAACACTGTTCAGAACTTTGGTAAGTATCGTCAAGCAGAAGTAGACCAAGTAGCAATGAATGTATTTACTAGTGTTGAAAGTGCAGACTATATCAGTAAACGTTTTGCAATGAAACGTTTCTTAGGACTATCTGACGAAGAAATCTTAGAAAATTCATCACTGTGGAAAGAAGAACGTAACCTCGATGACCCTCTAGCACAAAGCGAAGACCAACTTAAAGGCGTAGGCGCATCTCCAGGATCTGGTGACGATTTTGATGGTGGCGATTTTGATGCAGATGATTTAGATGATGCAGATGATATATCAGATGGGTCTGTCATATCTGGTGCTGAAAATGAAACTACAGACACCGATTCTGACGAAAAAGCATAAATACAAGTAAGCCAGAGTTGTTTAAAACAATTGGCAAAAATTCAATTAAGGAGAAACAGAAATGGCAGTAATACAAACACTAACAATCACTGATACTAGTGGCGACATCCATTCATCAGTAGAAGCACTAATAGATAAACTAAACGCAGATGTTTCGGGTTTAGCCACATTAAATACTTTTCTTGAGTCATCTGAAGATGCGGGTTTAGTAACATCTGTTGCTAGTCCAGACACATGGCCAGACTGGCAAGGCACAGCCGCTACTGTTACACGAACGTGGACTGATAGTAAATGGGCAGAGTTTTCAGCATTAGATGGACTACCTGAGTCAGATTTTTCAGACGCTTCATGGACTGTAGTATCTTCAGACGACTCGTAAGAGTAATATTCTGAGAAAGGCAAGTAATAATAGTATGAAATATATAGAAATAAACGAAAACTATTCTCCAGAAGAAGATGCTTTTACGAGCATTGACTTAGGAGATACTCGTAAAACTCGTTTGACTCTTGCACATCTTTCTAAATTAAGAAAGATAAGAGAATATAGAAAATATCAAAAGGGCTCCGATGCCGTCCAAATTAAACAACAATATGGGCCCGCTGAATCATCAGCAGGTCCATCTGATTTAGAACTGTAATACCCGATATTACAGTATTAAGTATCATTATATAATAAACGATGTTACGATAAATATCTATGGTTAACTAAAAAACAGCCAAAAACTGCTCATTTTACTGTATATTATCAATATACGAGCATAATCCCTATAAATAACTATGTATGAAACAAATTGTATCTTAATGTAAGATTAATGGTACTCTATATGTTCGTTTCTATAACCAGCCGCAATTAAAGTGGCTAACACTAAGATTTTTAAGGAGACTTATAATGTCAAGAAGTACACTAGAACAAGTGCTAGAATTGTTAATCAACGAGGAAACTGAAAAAGCAGAATCGCTTTTACATGACTTCGTAGTTGAACAAGCACGACAAATCCATGAGGATTCTCTTAACGAAAGCGACAACGTTGTAGAAGAAGAACTTGAGGAAATTGATGAAACAGAAGAAGTCGAATCTTTATCAGATGATATTGAAGAAGATGCAGACGAGATTGAAAATGAAGAATTTTACGATGATGAAGATATTTCAGATGATGACGCAGAAGATGACTTAGAAATGAGTGATGAAGAAGCACCTGAAGAAGAAATTGAAGACAGAGTTGAAGATTTAGAGTCAGCATTAGCAGACCTAGAAGCAGAATTTGAAAAAATTATGTCTGGCGAAGAAGATGATGCTACAGATGAAGACGAAGAAATGGCTGATATGGAAGGCGAAATTGATTTAGATATTGAAGAACCAGAAATGGAAGAAGCAGTAGAAGAAGAATTATTTGCTGAAGAAGTAACTGAAGAAGATTCAACTGATGAAGAAGCAATTGAAGAAGATTCAACAGACCTAGATGAAGATGAAAAATTGGAAGAATATACTATTCCAGTTTCTGCTAAAGAAGGCGCTGATGGCGAGAAAGATTCTCCAGTAGCGAAAGATGGTGGTGCAGACGAAAGTGATGCAGGACCAGTTGGACAAAACGATGGTAATACATCTGGCGGTTCGGCAACAGCAGCCGATATGAAAACAGGCAATGTAAATGTTGTTGGTAATAAGAAAGCACCAGCACCAAAAGCCTAAGTAAATATTATATTTGGAGATAATTGATGACCGTTCTTATTGAGAGATTAACACATAATCAAGCAAATGTAACATCACGAATCGTTGAAAGCGAAGAGGGTAACAAGAGTATGTTTATGGAAGGTATTTTCGTTCAAGGTAACGTTAAAAATGCTAACCAACGAGTATACCCGGTGAAAGAAATTGCTAAAGCAGTAGAAAACGTCCAAGGAAGAATCAAGGATGGATTTCCAGTGCTAGGTGAATGCGACCACCCACCCGAATTAACAGTCAACGTTGACCGAGTGTCACATATAATTGAAAACATGTGGATGGATGGTCCAAATGGCTTTGGTAAACTTAAAATTGTTCCTACACCAATGGGTAACATTATTAGAACACTAATCGAGTCGGGCGCCACTTTAGGTGTCTCATCTCGTGGTTCTGGTGAAGTTGATAATAGTGGTAATGTGAGTAATTATGAGATTATTACAGTTGATATCGTGGCACAACCAAGTGCCCCGGAAGCATATCCAAAAGCAATATATGAAGGATTAATGAACATGCAAGGTGGCTACGGCACGTGGAAACTTGCACAAGATGTTCAAAACGACAAACACGCACAAAAGTATTTGTCAAAAGAAATAGTTAAGTTCATTAGAGAACTTAAACTTTAATAGAAGAAGGAGAACCAACAATGGCAACAAATGAAATCCTTGCTGGTCTTCTTGAGTCTGATGTTTTATCTGAAGATGTTTCAGTTCAAATATCAGAGGCTTGGGAAGCACAAATAAATGAAGCAAGAGAAGAGATAACGGCCGAGTTGCGTGAAGAATTCGCACAAAAGTTTGAACACGACAAATCAGTAATTGTAGAAGCCATGGATACCATGCTTAATACTGCGATTAAAACTGAAATGGAAGAGTTTAAAACAGACCGCGAACAACTAATCGCAGAACGTGTTGCGTATAAGAAAGCAATTTCTGAACATGCATCTCTCCTTGAGAAATTCATTACTTCTCAATTAGCGTCAGAAGTGAAAGAACTTCGAGCGGATCGTGCGAAAGTTAACGAACATTTAGGTCGAACTAAAGAATTCGTTGTTAAACAACTTTCACGTGAACTATCAGAGTTCCACAATGACAAACGTGATTTAGTGGAAACTAAAGTACGTATGGTAGCAGACGGTAAAGAAATCTTTACCAAAACTAAGAACGCATTTATTAAACGTTCAGCAGAATTGGTCGAAAAGACTATCAATAATGCTTTACGTTCTGAATTGGCTGTTCTTAAAGAAGATATCCAATCGGCTAAAGAAAACGAATTTGGCCGTAAGATTTTTGACACATTTGCAGGCGAATTCATGACTTCACAATTAAGTGAAGGTACTGAAGTTGCTAAGATTACTAAGAAATTAGGTGAATCTGCTACTAAGATTGCGAAGTTAGAAGAAACAATTACTGCGAAAGATGAAGCCATAACAAGCGCCGAAACTGCACAGAAAGTGTTAGAAGACAGAATGGACCGAAACAAGGTCATGGAAAGTCTTTTGTCACCTCTAGGCAAAGAAAAGCGTAGCGTAATGGTAGATTTACTTGAAACAGTAAAAACAACAAATTTAAAAACAGCATTTAAGAAATATTTACCTGCAGTTTTGAATGAGAAAGTCTCAGTTGAGGCTAAACAATCGTTAAATGAAGGCAAAGTAACAGAACACACTGGCGACAGAGATGAGCAAGTAGTTGTTTCATCAACAGAGTCAGATGATAGCGATGCCAATATAATCCAGTTAAAGAAATTGGCTGGAATTAAATAATTAACCAGATACAGGAGAAAAAGATGGAAAATCTTTTTGAAGGAAAAAACTGGACAACAACACGCGAAACACTTCTAGATGGTCTAGAAGGTAACAAACGTGATGTAATGTCTTCAGTTTTAGAAAACACAAAAAACGCACTTACAGAAAGTGCTACAGCGGGTGCATCACAGGCTGGTAATATTGCTACAATGAACAAAGTTATTTTACCAATCATTAGACGTGTTATGCCAACTGTAATTGCAAACGAAATCATCGGCGTACAGCCTATGACTGGTCCAGTTGGACAAATTCACACATTGCGTGTAAGATATGCTGATACTGTTGGTTCAACAACTGCAGGTTCAGAAGCACTATCACCTTTTGATATTGCTGAAGCATATTCAGGCGACGGTACAGATGCTCCAGCGGCAACTGCGTCACTTGAAGGCACAGGCGGTAACAGAATGTCAATTCAAGTTCTAAAGCAAACAGTTGAAGCGAAAACTCGCAAACTATCTGCTCGTTGGACTTTCGAAGCGGCACAAGACGCTAATGCAATGCATGGTCTAGACGTTGAAGCAGAAATCATGGCAGCACTTGCTATGGAAATAACTGC